GTGTTGGACTTGGTGTTACGTCATAGTTTTGTGTAACTTGATCTGTTATAGCACTCGGTATATTATTTTGTTCTAGTCGACCAATCTGACTACTATTAGTTCTTCTACTATTTAACTGTTTATATATGTCGTTATCAAATTGAAAATTTTCATTGTTAATATATTTTAAAATTTCATCAGTCGAAAGACTTAACTTAATTGATATTTGATACAATGTTGCCGCTAATGCATGAGCACGATCAACAGTAAAATTCAATGATAATAAGTTACCGTATATAACATCGTATTTAGATACTTCTATTGCCATTTATCACACTCCGCCTCCTGCAGGCTGTTGAGCATTTACTTGTTGTACTACTTCAGTGTCTTGTGGTCTTGTAACTGGTCCGGGCGATTGTTCTTTTTCGTTTCCGTATGTTACACTTTCATACCTTAAACTTATTTGCCAAGTTACTGCTTCACTGGCACTATAATCTAATGTATCGTGCTGTACATCAACTATTTTCGGGCGCCATAATGTTATTTCACTTTTGTTAGTTAAATTTTTTCTATCTCTATCAGCACCATAGAATCTAGTTATAACAATTCTGTCTAATGGACTGTCTGCATTTGTTGCCAATGATTTCATACCAAAACTATCAAACCCTTTGCGAACACTTTTATCAGATTTTTGAAAACTGCCACTAATAATGTTCATATATTCTGTTATGAATTTTTGAAATCTATTGTCTAGTGTATCGTTGAATGCTATGCTTATTGGTTCAAAATTAATTCTCGTAGGAATTGACTGACGCACATTCCATGCGTTAACTACTTCTGTTTCAATACTAAATTTAGGAAGTTCTACTGTCCTTACTGTGTCAAAAATTAACTTGTAAGGAAGGGTTATATATTTACTACTGTAAAATTCTACTGTAAAAAGGTATTTTAGGCGGGCCGCTGTAAGCCCGCCTATACTATACCAGTTCATAGCGTCAGTTAATGCCGCCATGATGTTCCTTAAGTAGCCTGATTACCAGCGCCAATTTCCATTACGCCGCTAGTTAAAGCGCCAGATTCAGAAGCTGACATTTGTTCAGTGCCATGGATATCGGCTGCATCAAAACGTATCTGTAATGAAATTTGCATTACATCACTAGTTGCGTAATTATTCTCACCGTAGTTAGCGTTTTGAATAAAGCAACCATTCATACTCCATGTTTCTAATACTGTGCCTGGTTGGCTACCGTCTAGCTGTTCAATTACCATACCAAACTTATAGTCACGTCCTGCCACTGGCGCACTTTGTAAACCTTGGTTTAATTGTTTTTGTAATTGTTGAGCAATTTGTTTAGTAACCGTGTTATTAATATCATCGCGTACTGTTAGTGTAACTGGTTCCCATGTATGCTTACCAGCAAGGTAAACCTTGCTGTTGTATGCATCTAATGTGATTTCGTCATGTGTCACACTAGGTCTAGTTACACTAATAACGTTTTGTGTCAATTCTAGTGTTGAGCCGTTGCCCAAGCCAAAATTGTATAGTTGTACTCTGAATCGATATTGAAGTTTCGGCATGACCATTGCATTGCCGCCTGCTGTAGGAACTCCAAATTGTGTTAAATCTGCCATGTGTATTCTCCTTGGGCTATTTTATTTATCAAGCTGATAACTCGCCTGTGTTGACTACACGGATCGGAATGTAAATAAATTCAGCAGCTTTCACAGGCTCAATCGCAATATCAATCCATAGTTCGTTTCTGTCAATTCTAGCAGGGTTGTTGTTTGTTTCGTCGCAAACAACGATGTAGTCATAGATAGCACGTTTGGCTAGTAAGTCGCCTAAGAAGCCATCAAAAACTTGTTTAACATTTGCTCGTGTTACTTTATCATTTGGTTCAAAGATAAACGGACGAGCTAATGGATCAAATCGTTCACGCAAGTATGCAAGTAAACGACTTACATTTACACGATCTAATGCACTGGCAAAACTCTGTAGTGTACGTTGACCGAACACATACAAACCTTGTCCTGGGAAACGTGCGATTGGGTTAATACCAACTCTGCTACCGTCACCATACAATGTATCACGTTGACCATTTGTTAATGCTACTGCAATGAATTCGCCTTCGCTATTAATATAACCAACATTACTTGCATTAGTTACAACACCACGTGTTAAACCAGCCGGAGCAAACCAAGGATAAGCAACTTGGTCATTGTATGCCATTGTACGCAATACAATATGACTTGCTGGAACAACAACGTTGTTGCCATCTAAGTCAGTAGCAAGACCACTCGGATAATAAGCTGCCGCTGTGTTTGTTGCAGTAATTAAACCATCTTCACCATTAGAGGATGCATTAGTACCTTTCATCCAGTCAATTAATGTTTGACCTTGTGGTACTAAACGGAAAGGAGTATCAACAACAATAAATGCTGTCTCTTTGCGATCTGTGTTTAATGTAACCATTTCATCTAACAATTCTGGATAACCAGGAGCTGCCAATAATGTGAAATAAGTCATTTCTTCACGGATAGTATCGTTGTCAGTGACAACGGCTTGCATTGCTTTAACTACTGCTTGACGTTGTGCTTTACGCATCGTAAACGGGCTACCATTTTCTTTGTTACCGCTAAATGTATTCCATACACCAGTTGTAGAATTATATTGTTTTACATTACCGGTGGATACCATAGAATTCCAGCATAGTATACCATCTGGATGTAATGTTGGATCTGGTGCTTCATCATCAACTAAAGTTGCTTGACCACCATCACTAGTATCTCCTGCTGTCGATGTTAAATCTGCAAATACAACACCATCCGGAGTCGTTTGATCAGTTGTATCTCTAGCAATCCAATCACTACCATCATAAACATAAATTGCAGGATAGTTTTCTAGATCGCTACTGTCAACCCAAATGTCATTTGTACTTGGGCTACTTGGTTGTGTTGCATCAATAGTAACATCACCACTAACTGGTTCCCAGCCACCGTTAGCTTTAACGTATAAATCTGCTAACAATGCAGGGTTATACCATAACGTGCCATTTTCCGGATTACCAGTCGGAGCTGTTTCACTAGCAACTTCACTCAATGAGTTCCATGAATCATTGCTATATAAACGCAATTCTATATTAGCACTACCTGTTGTAGTTTTTGCATAAATCTTACCTGTTGTTAACAAGTTACCAAACGTACTAGAAGCTGTAGTATCATTTGCATATACAGGAATACTTTGTATTGCCCAAGGACTAGAACTTGGTTGTAATGCAGAGTTGTATTTTTTAACAACAAGTTTTAATCCGTTATTTGGACTAGTTGTTTTTAACCAGATATCACCAGAAGCTGTAGCTGTAGGAATACTGTAATGTTCTGCTACAAAAACTGTAGGGATCGCAGAATTGGCTGTTGTACAGATTTGCCATACTCCGGAAATCTTTTTATATACTTGATGACTAGAAACTATAGATGTTGAAACTACTGCGTAATCTCCGTTGACACCTACTGATGTGTCAGGAATTACTCCATCGCCAGAATCAGTATCAGAAAGATCAGTAATAATTAAAGGAGTTTTTGCAACCCAACTTCCTGTTCCAGTTGCCGATGCTTCAAAAATACCCCAACTTGTATTGTCCAAATCTAACCAATATGTACCATTTGTTGGAGCGCCTGTTGGTTCTTCGATGCTTGGTTCTAATTGAGCTAAGTCTAAATCAGCACGTAAAACATAAGCACGATTAGCAAGACCCAAGAAGCTATAAGCCGCCATTAATCCATATTCGTTTGTTTCAGCACCATGTACAGGAGTGCCATCGATAACTTTAAATTGTGGTTGACCGAATAATTCAACTAGCTCTCGTTGACTAGTTAGTAAGTAAGGCTTACCCGCATTTGAAGGTACTGTGCCTGCCGCGTAGCCTGTACCACTTACATTTGTTTTGTTTGTTTCTGTTGCTAAAATAATTAGTGGCACTGTGCCTTGACCAGCTGAGCCATATTGGCTTTCGTCTGTAACACTAACCGCAACGCCTGGGGATACTAATGTAGCCATTGTTGTTCTCCTTATGAGTTACAGTTATTTATACTGTTTCGGAGAAAACAGGCTATTTAGCGAAATTCATATTTTCATAGTTTCTGGTTGCACCACTGTTTCTACTTGATTAAACAACGAATCTAATGTAGCGTTATTATCTAATATATAATCAAACTTAGTACCCACCCATGCTGTTTCGCTAGCATGAACTCCTAATGCTTTGAGCTTTTCGGCGGCAAGTACATCTCCATCATTTGCCTTGGCCGCCATAATATGCCAACTTGGCAATTCTCCGCGGTTAACACAAACAATAATGCCACTGGCATTTTTAATACTGAGTATTTCGTTGGGAAATCTACAATCACTGATTACAATATTATCTTTGCTTCTGCGTAATTTATTTTCTACACTAGCAATCCAAATGTCATCATGAAAGCCTCGTCTGCACACTTCTGTGCCCCAGTATTGTAATACCCAGCGTGGTGTTAGATTAGGCATGCCTAATCGTTGACTCCACCAAGGATCTACTTGTTCTCGCCATTCACGTGCTTCTTTAGTTCGGCCTTCGAGCATAACTCTATCCCAGCCAAAGACTGCGGCTACTGCATCTTTTAATGTGTTAGCAAAACTTTCACGACGGAAACCGTGTACGTTTACTAGATAGTCTGCAATGGTATCTTTACCACTGCCAATAAAACCACATACACCGATAATCATTTTAATGTCTCCTCTAGCCAGATTTTACATTCAGGCCACTGTTTGTAGATATGTGCAAGTCCACCTTCACGGTACCACTCGTCGCAGTTACTCGTTCTATCATCAATTAAAATATCGCCAGGTTTACAATGACGCCATTTATCGTGACTGAATGGTCCAAAGAATACTGTGATATCAGGATAGCGTTCGTGTGCCCACCATACTTTATCACTAGCGGCATAAGGCATTGTATAATCGTGTGGTAGTGCTGTTAAGAAGAACAAACCACAACCTGTACGGTCTCTGTAATTTCTGCACCATTGTACAAGTTCATCGGCGCCTTCTTATTTAGGAAGATCTCTGTAGAATAGTTGTCGTGTTTGA